CTTCTAAAGTAATATCGATTTCGTCTTGTAAGAAACCAGCGACAGCGATTTCTACAACGTAGAAGTCATCGTCTCTCTTTACGATATTGTATGGTGGGTAATTGGATTGTTTTGTTTGCAATGTGTTAATAGTGTGCATTCGATCAAAAATTCTATCGAATCCAACCAGAAACGGATCACTGCGTAGTTCTTGTGCTAATGTCATAGCTTATCTCCTTTTATTTAAGCAAGAATTAATATACGTAAGCCCTAACGGCACTTACAGTTCTATTTATACACCCGTTGAACCGAAGCCGCCACTACGTGACGTTTTATTACCTGGTTCTCTATCAGCCAAGACGATGGGTGTTTGGTTCAAAGGAACCACTTCGCCTTGTGCTATCCTGTCACCATCTGTAACTATAAATGGCGCACCTGATATGTTATACAGCATCACGTAAGTTTGCTGTACGTAATCTGCATCAACAACACCTTCGCAGTTAGCGACTATGATGCCGTTCTTTAATGCTAGACCTGATCTGGGATGAATGCGTAAACTTGTGTTTGGGTCGAGATCGAATACTAGCCCTGTCGGCACTAGAACACGTTCACCACCATAAATAATTAAGCCTTCTTCTTTACTTATTTTACGTTTTACTTTTTCATTACCAGCTACGGTTGAGTAGACAGTTACTATGTCATCAACTCGCAAACTTGCTTTTAGATCAAAGCATGCCGCCCATTCGCTACCATATACTGGTAAGTGTGCTTCATCCCAAAGTTTCCATACATATAGATTATCACTCAATTACTTCACTCCTTTTGTTCACGGTCTTTCAATATTTTAGTCATAACGTCTGTAGCAGTGTGTGTAAAAAATCTTGGTGCTACTGCGTGAATTAATACTACAGGTACTAGCAACTGTAGTTTGACTGCAATCTTTACTGCTTCTTTAGCATGTTCAAATCCAGTCTCGCCTGCTTCTTCTAAGTGTTGCTTGCACTGTTTACTTAGCATCCTGTGTCATCTTTCTCTAATCGCCATCCCAATTCAACTCGGTGAGTTGTTTTTGTTTTAGACGTTGATCCAATTTACGATCTTCAATACTCTCGTCCATTCTATCAGCAACTCCTCTTAAGAAGTCACTCTCGTATTTTCTAGCAATATCATGAACGTGAATAACAAAGGACTTACTTTCTTGATATTCTTTGGTCGTCATTTCTTCTTCCCGATACTGTACTTAGCGACAAGATCCCACTCTTCTTTTTCTTTGTGAGGAAGTATCTTAATCTGTGACAGAGGTGCAACGGGGTCTTCAGTCTGTTTTGAGTTCACGGCTTTAATCAAACCCCACTCTTCTAACAGATTGACGATTGTGTTTCTACGACCCTGATCTTCATCAGAGAAGTTATTGATCTTTCCGTCTAGCATGAATAGTTCTTTGAAGTGAACAATATAATACTTACCTTGCTTGTGCAAGATATGACAAGATTGATATAATTTTTTATCTTTTCGTGAGGCAATACCAATTCGAGTTAGCGTCTCTTTAATCTTTAGAAAGCTTTCATCATTGGGTAGTTCGACCTCTACAAGTCTCTCTACTAAATTCATCTTTTAATTCCACCTGTTTCTAGTTGTTGTTTCATAATGTTCAACTGTTCACTGGACAACAACGAAAGGTAGTCTTTCCCGAGATTTCTATTGCATTGATAATATTCACAAACAACATCTAAATCCTTGTCACCAGCATCCTTAACCCACTTTGCGAAACGCTTCTTAGGTCTAATACTATTTAGTAAAAACTCATACTGAGGACGATCCTCAAGCTGGTGGTAGTGATTCATTAGATTTGCGTGTAATAATGTGTCTGGGAAATATGACAGTGCTTTGTTTACAAGAAAGCCACTGTAACCCTTCTCAGCAAGGGTGTCGTTTTCACTGTCACGCATCATGTTCTTCTTACTGTGCGTGATTGTAGTTACATAATCAAATGGGTTGCTCATCAGGTTTCATTTCCTCTACATCATATTGTTTAGAGCATTTCTCACAAACATAGGTTTCACCTATCTTGCCGCCCTCATACTTATACTGAAAAGTAGTATAGTTTTTGTCGCACTTCTTACTACAGATCAAACAGTTCAAGTTGTCTTTTGTCTTGAATGGGTTCTTCATCATATAAATTGCTCCATACTTTCAGCTTTTCATGTTTTTTCTTCGCACTAACCTCTAATTGAATATAGTCAAAGAAGTGGGAGTGCGTTAGTAACTGTAACATGGCTAGAACGTCTCCAGCTTCATCCAGGAGCGCCTCACGCCGGTTCTGTGGCACACTTTCAATAGAATCGCAAGTTCTTATGATCTTGCTACACTCTTGTATCAGTTCACCACATTCTTCCATCGTAATTACCATTAGCTGTTGAAGCCTGTTCATTTCCATTCTACCTCTGCCATGAGTGTAGCAAGTGCGGCTACACGATTGATTTCGCTATTAGCAACAAACGCTTCTTTGTACTGATACTCAGCTAGAATGATAATGGCGTCTGCTACGCTCTGTGTACTACTTATCTTAGTTGGTAATAGATCATACAGTTGACGATACAATACTGCACTATCAACATCGGTATTCTCAGCAACCCACTTACGAACATCTGTAAAGTTACGCTCTTTCATTAGAGTGATAAGAGCATTCATATTGTCTACAGATTTGTTAGCCAAGACACCGCTGTCAATCCGACCAGTAGAAGAGTAACGCTGTAGTTCATTAAGGACTCTGCGCCAATCAGGGAAATAAGTCTTAATAACTTCTGCCACAGTCGATCTATCATATTCTACATTCTCCTCTTCTAAAATTCTACTCACTCGCTTAAAGAACTGACCAGCGATTGCTTGTTTGTCTTCGTTAGCGATCTTAAACTCTACGACACTACACCGTGAGTGCAATGGTTCAATGATACGGTTCTTAAAGTTACATGTGAGAATGAACCCACAGTTCTTACTGAACTCTTCCATAAAGTTGCGTAACGCAGGCTGTGTTGAGTTTGGGTTCAGATAATCAGCTTCGTCTAAGATAACATACTTACGACCACCAGAGAACGAAACGCTAGATGCGAATGATGATATCTCTGTTCGTAGTGTATCGATGTTACCATTCATACTACCATTGATAGTTATGTAGTCTGCGCCGATTTGCTCAAGCATAGCTTTAGCGATAGTAGTCTTACCTACACCTGCACGACCTGTTAGTAACAAGTTTGGTACGTTGTCTTGTTCTACGAATTGTTGAAATGTTTGTTTCAGTGTATCTGGAAGGATTGTGTCATTCACGTTTTTTGGGCGATACTTTTCTACCCACAAGAATTCTTCTTGCATAGCTTACCTCATCATATAAATTAAAGTCACAGTATAGCAGAAAAAAGGGACTCCGTCAAGAGCCCCTTTCATCTTTATTCAGCCGCTTCTGGTGCGGCTTCTGGTGCTGGAGGCTCATCGCCTGGGACCTGGTCGATTTGACCTTGATCTTTAGCGTGGTTCAAGAACGCCATAAAACGCTCACGGACAGTGCCAACGGCCACCATCTCTTCGCCACGAATAGCACCTCTTGCACTAGACGCATCAATGATCTGCACTGCGGCAGAGATGTCGTTTAGTGATAGACCAGGACCCTGGTCTGGTGCGCCTTCAGGCGTTTGAGTTTCAGTTGCTTCAGTCATATTGTACTCCTATGTTAATATTAACGAGATTCGATTGCAATCCAATATTGCACCTTATCAGATTTAAAATGTGCCATACCTTTTGAAGAAAGTGCAACTTCGTAGTTGGTAGGCATTAGTTTTAGATTATCGACTTTGATAATCATACGGAAGTTCCCATAGTCTCCACCTTCAGCAACCGTAATGCTGTAGTTGTCGGCTGTGGGATTCTTACTATCAACAGCGGCTAGTGATATAGTATCACCTTCTGCGTTGAAAGCAATTTCTGGTAAGCCCAGAACACCTGCGGCACGTACTACACTCTCAAGGTCATCCCAAGAGATATTTAACGTTGCTTCAGGATCAGGAACTGGAATGTCACGCTCTGGTGGCGTTACAATCATGTTCTCGGCTGTATATGTATATTTCAATGTTCGCTTGCCGCCTTTGATGTTGAACTGACTTTCGCCAAAGTTCACATCTGGTTCGTCAAACAAACTCAGTGTTGCAAGAAAACGAGATACATCATAGATGCCAGCAGACTGATCAAAAGTCTCGCCTACTGTGGCGGCTGCCATTACTGTTTTCTGTGGAGATATAGTTCGAATGGTTTGTCCTGGTTTGAACATTACACTCGGATTGATCTGTGAAAAGTTCTTCAATACACTCAAAGTTTCATTACTAAATTTCATCATTATTTACCCTTTTTCATCGCTCGGCGTTGTTGCCTATTCATATTACTAGCAGACTTATTTATATCATCTTCTAGCGGTTTTGTCAAGTCTTTCTTATAATTTTTTTCATTAGATTCTTTTGTCGCTGTAGGTGAAGCACCAACTGCGGCAATGTGACCTAAACTGCCTGAAAAAGTATAAGACCCTATATGCTTCAGTTTCATCCAAGGACACATCCAAATCTTAAGACCAATCTTACGTGCATACTGACTGAACATATAATCTTCAGATAGATAGCGTTTGGACTCAGGATCAATGATAGTATCAAAGAACGCAGTTATCTCATTAGTACCGTCAAACTGTTCTGTACGAATGTGATCTGGTTTGTAACTGAGTTCTGGATAAGCTTCTGCATATTTTTCAAAGGCTTCACGTGTAATCATCATAAAGCCAGTGCCACCTTCTTTGATCTCTGCAATTTCATTGATCTTGAAAGAGCCAGCACCAACTGGATTAAACACGTAGTCGCCTACGAAGTTCTCTAGTTCAAATGGGGACTTGTCTGCAAATCCACCTTCTACTGCTTGCTTAACTTTCTCCCAAGATATAGTCTTCTTAGGGTATGGACCAGTAACAACATCGTGACCAGTCTCACTGTCTGTTAAGTGCAATAGAGTTAGCGCATCACGAAAGTCAAAGCCAATGTCACTGTCGATGAACAAAAGATGCGTACAATCAGAACGTAGAAATTCATCTACGCAATAGTTTCTAGCACGTGTAATCAAGGACTCGTTAAACAAAAAGTAATGTCTAAGCGGAATGCCATGTTTAGCACACACCGATGTCAGGTCTGCCATAGACTTAGTGTACAGACCTGCACATTGACCACCGTACATAGGTGTAGCGATAAAGAGTTTCTTCTTCGCTAGTTCTACGGGGTCTAGTTTAATTTCCAACTTTATATTCCTCCTTAAGTGACTTGAATTCTGAAGCACGTTCTAGCTGATGTTGCATCCACTTAGCGCATTCTTTTGCGCTCAAAGCTTCTTCGTTAGTAGGAGGCATTCTATCATCTTCGCCAATTTGACGCATGACAGAAGAAGACAACATCATAGCACCCGCCATGATCATACAAATATGAGGAAGACCTGAGCCATCAGGACCATCATCATAATCTTTGCCTCGTTCAAAGTCATCGATGTGACGCTTCAAACTATCAATCATCTGTTGCCAAGGCAAGCCTTTCTCCCAGTTACGATCAGCATATTTCATTGCACCATATTCAAGTGCTGTTGCACCTGCGGCTAGTGCTTCTAAAGGTAACTGCTTCATGTAAGGTACACCAAGTGCTTCTCGCTGTGCGCCAGACTTTGATGCATTATAAGATGTACTTAGTTTTGCCACACGATCCCACTCTTCGGGTGTTGCGTCATTTATTGATTTTTTCATAGTAAGCATTTTTACCTCTTCGGCTGTTCATAATCATTTTCTACTCGGTGCAAAGTTTGCAACCTCATCACATCTGCCGATACGTCATGTGTACTGTCGTGACCGATAAACGTGTTTTCCCAATACTCAATATCTGCTACTGGTATAAATCCGTTACGTTTAGGAAAGTTCAACTTCGCATCAATCCAAGTTCGAATGTCTCTTACACGCCACCACTTGAGATACTCATTCATCAAGTGATGTTGACCAAGTTCATTCATTACTCTTTCTATCAGCACTGGATCAAACGTATTACCACGTGACCACCAGTGTTCAATCTTACCGACTTCTCTCAGATATTTGAATATTATAGCAGAGAACTCTTGTATTGTCAAGTCATTTTCAGAAGGTTTTAAATTTACTTTGGCTTCTTCTGATTGACCTTGCCACCAAGCTAGATCATCTTTACTAAATGAACACCCATTGTCACACTGCGCTTTGACATCAAACTTAGTCGTTTGTACCATACCAGTTAACTCTTCGAATGTGTAGGGATCAGTAAGAAACCGATCCCAATCAAACACTACAAAAGCGGCATCTACGATAGGACACTTCATAGCGTTTTGCCCTATCGTTTCAAAGTCTATAATAAAGTCTTGTTTCACGCTACCCCCTCAAGTAATACAGATTGTTTATAGTCATTAGCATTCATGTCTTGCATACGACGGTTATGCTCTGCGCTGATAACAACTAGGTTAGCATATAACGTGCTACCACCTTGTGAGTGCGCAACAATGTGACCACCTTGGGCATCTTTCATTGTTAACTTCTCACCAGTAACCCAACACTTGAACCCTTGCTCTGCAAGTTTCAACTCAAC